GAAAACTCCTTTCCCTTCGAGAATAGACTGAAGACAGAGGATTTTGTTTGAGGCGAGATCGATCTCGTCAAGGAGCAAGACTGCTCCTCGCTGGAGTGCTTCAATGACTGGGCCATTGTGCCAGACGGTTTCACCATTAACAAGACGGAAACCGCCAATAAGATCATCTTCATCTGTTTCTACCGTGATATTGACACGAATAAGTTCTCGACCCAGTTGAGCACAAGCCTGTTCAACTGAGAAAGTTTTACCATTACCGGAGAGTCCAGTAATGAACGTAGGATAGAATACACGGGATTTAATAATTTTTTTAACATCACCGAAGTTGCCAAACTGGACGAAGGTATCATCTTTTGAAGGGATAAGGTTTTGCTCTACAGCAGGCATAGCAGCAGGTGCTTGATAGGTCTGCTCAAGTTGTTCGGTAACAGTCAGATTCCACCGACCACGACCAGTTTTGTATTGATCGATTTTTTTAGTAACAGTCTGATAATTAGTACCGTTCATTGCACACCATGCACGAATCTCGGCACTGGTGACAGACTCACCATAAACTTCTTGGAGAGAAGAGCGGATGTAGTCAATGGAAAGAGACATGATCAGGTGTTTGTTTCAACTGAAGTAATTATACAGCAGAAAGGGCACCGTGTGGTGCCCCCTGTGACAGTTTAGGAATTGTCTTCTAGATATGATTTTAATTCTTTGACCAACTTGCTATGAGAATGTCTTCTGTCAAGTTCGATACCGACAGTTCGACCATACTCCTCAAGTTCTTTCTTTGACATATCTTTAAGTGATACGTCACTCTCATACTTGGTAGTGTCCTCACCAAGATCGGGTCTTGTTGCTTCAGCAGGGGGAGTTGGCACTGCTACCGGTGCTGGCGCAGCAGGTGCTGCAGGAGCAGGTGCAGATTTTTTTCCACCCACTAGATCTCCAAATCTAGACATTTTTGATACCTATTACTATGCAAATATTTATCAAGCAATAAGTTCAATAAATTCACTTAGCACTTTTTTATTCATTTTCTTAGTTCGGAGACTCTTGACAAATGCACTTTTGATCTGTCCTTTGGTTGCATCTTCCTTTACTTCAAAATCACTTTCCTGATTCATAACTTTTGAAGACAGACCAAAGTACTTATGATAACCAGAGTTAGTAATCACCATTGATTTGGTTTTTTTCCACTTTGTCTGAGCAGTAAAATAATCACGTCCAGTAAAGTAAATACGCATAAAACTGTTAGCGTCACGAGGTGCAAGAACACGGATGCCAATAAAGTTAGTGCTAGGGAAAGAATTACGAAGATCTCTCAGCAATACATTACTGAATTCATACCACGGCACATTGAGACTGTAAGTATGTCCTGTCTTGCGATTACGAATGAATGAATTAGGTCCAAGAGAATTCACACCAATATAATCTTCTGTGCTGTGCTCAAACCTACCACCAATAAACTTTTTGTGATAACGAACAGGAGGTGCTTCACCATCAGTCAGAATTACACACTGAACTTTTTCCACATTATTTACTTTCTTGAATGTAGGTATCAACTTATGAAGAGTTATCAATGCTTCATTAAGAGGAGTTCCAGAAAGACCCATACCAATTGGAATACGATAGTTAGTACCCCAAGATGATCTGAACGAATATGCCATTCGGAAAATATTCTTCATCTGCTTTTCAATATCTCTTCCCTTTGTCTTGTGAGTGAAGAGATTCAGAAGAGAAAAATGTTCAGGAACAACCACCACACCATCTTCTTTCTTATAAGAAGGTTCCATATTCTCACGAGGATACTCATTCGTGAATGCGTAAACATCAAAAGGAATATTGACTTTCTTACAGAACCAGATCAAATTAAACAATTGCTTGCATGTATCCAACATAACATCTGCCATCGAACCTGACCAATCAAGAATAAAAATCAGACCATGATTTTTACCATCAGGAATTACAGATACCTTTCTAAAGAGATCTTCGTTGTACTTATAAGTATGAAGTTTGGTGCAGTCAAGAATACCAGTGCGAGAAGTTGTTGCACGAGCATATGCACTGGCAGATTTTTTACATTCAAACTCTTTTACGAGATAGTTAACTTCTTTCTGTGCAGATTTTTTGAATTGGGCAAAAAGATCATCAACATAATCAAATGCTCCTGGTTGAAGATATGGATGATCGGTTTCCCATTCATCTGAACAACGAGCATGCACTTCTTCATTACTAACAATAATCTGATTCAGATTTACGTTAGGAAGTTCAGCATAGACATTCTCAAATCCATCCATATTTGCCAATTCTTTCATGCCATCTTCAAAAGATTGCATGGTTTTAATGGTATCTGGATCAAAATTTTGACCACCATTCATTGCACTTTCCTGATCTGGTTCTGTTCCACCCTCATCTGACTCTTTTTCGTAAGAGGGAGTATCCAAATCTGCATCAGTTTCTTCAGATTCAGAAGATTCACTCTCTGTAGATTCTCCATCAGTGCCAGACTGTTCTTGCTTTTGATCGTTAAGTGAAGATTGATTCTGATTTTCACTTACATCTTTACAGTATTGATAAAGTTCTTCAGCAACCTGAAGAACTTCTTGGAAAGTTTCTACATCTGCAACCTTCTGCACAAGAACGCTCTCCTCATAAGAATCAAAAGGAACGTCAATAAAGTTACCAATCTTGAAATACAGATTGATCTTATCAGCAAGATTCATCTTAGAGATATCTTCATTCTCAAGTTGGAAGAAATCTTGCTCAGAAAGTTGACCGTATCCATTATAGAATGTCTTTGCAAGACCGGGATATCGACGCTTCATCAACTTCTCAATACGAGCATCTTCAACAACATTAACAAGTTGTGGGGGAATATTATGCTCTAAGAACCAATCTTCATTTGGAGTGTACAGGGCATGTCCAACCTCATGACCAACAAGCATATCATATACAACACTGCTTGCGTTCTCCCACATTGGAAGTGTCAGGACTCGTGTTTGCACATTGAAGCAAGCAGTTTCAACTTTTTTGTGCTCAACCACCAGATCTTCAGTGGCAAGCAGTTTGGCAAGTTGGGACTTGATTTCGTGATTGACTGCCATTGGTTTCGTTTGATTGAACCTACTATACAAAAGAACCCCGCCTTTTGGGCGAGGTCATGTGACACTTTTTAAAGTGGTTCAGAGCAGCACGCCTAGCACGCATTGCCTGTGGTTTAAGTTTTCTTTTTTGTTCTTTTTTTGAGTGGTGTTTCCAGTTCGGGACTCTCATTGTTCGATACGGATTTAACTGGTTTCAGTCTACGTGCTTTTTGCACTTCTGCGTCAATGTCAGGATCTCCTGTTGGTGGCATGGCCTCCGCACTCTGAGGATCTAACTTTTTGTAGTAGTCAACTTTTTTTCCATATTGAGGATGCATTCCATTTATCAATTCATTTTCTTTAGGTGGAGGATCATTTGGATAACCCATTTTAGATGGTTTATCAAAATAATCAATTTTAGATCTGAGTTTCTTGGCAACTTTTTTCATCAATGGATCATTATCATATTGCATAGTCTGCTGTTCTTCAACTTCTTTCTTTTCACGAAAAGGACTGATGTAATCATTTTGCATTCCTCTCATTGCTTTTTCATGAGCAATCGTATTCAGATGTTCTTGAAGATCTTTATCTTTCATAGATTGCCTAAAGCGTTCTGTAATTTTTTCATAATCTTGAGCATTAGAACTAGTGATACTATCAAAGTACATCTGACCATGACCAGTTCGA